TAGTCAATTTTTCGAACAAGCACAATGCTTCTGCGCTTGGATTTTTTACGGATCATTTCTGTTAAACTGCATACAGGGCCGTGCAGTATTTCTAGATCTTTGTTAACAAATGTTTTTAAGTAACCTTTAAACGGATCCCAGTCCTGCTTTAAAAAGATGTTAATAGGAATAGATCTGTTGCTTTCCCACCACCAAACATTGGCAAGATCTATAAATCTACGCTTGACTTCTAGGTCTTGGATGCTTCCAAAATCATAGATGGTAGTAATCGTATCGTCCTGATTTTGAATAATGCCCACATACTCTGTGCTAGCGTATACGCACAGTGTTATGAAAGGGTATTTTTCTGCTAATTTGTTAAAGATGTTACTGCCCATAAATATTGTTGGAGATTCCTATGTATTCAACCACGGCGTATTTATATCAACAAAAAACCAAAGTATTAATGATTGACACCGGCGGTGACTACTTTACAATGAGGTACAATCCTGTGTACGCAAAGAAACTAACAATTAACAAAGGTGTTGACAATGTGCTCTTGTTTGAGTTCATTAATCAAGACGAAAAACCTGTCAACATTACCGGTAGCACAATGGTATTCCGTTTGGTAGATCAAGCTGGAGTAGAGCTGATGAACGAAACTGAAATGACCATACTAAATGCTCAGTATGGTCGAGCCAAGGTTACACTACCAGCAGGCGTACTAGATGCTATTCGCGCACAGCCAGCTAGCTATTCAATTACTCGCCGTTCCGGTAACTTAACAGAAGCAGTGTTTGTGGATGCACAAGCAGGCGCTAGAGCCGATATAGATATCATGGATTCGGTATACCCTGAATTCTATCCAAGCGCAGAGTGTACTATTCCTACTATGCAGTTATCAGCACAAACTGGATCTCCGTCTGGTTCACCTGCAACATACCCTGATTGGGCACGAAATCCAAATGCTGTGATCAACAGCTGGAGTCCGATCATGAATACCGAGTACTACACCAGCTTTATTGTTCCTACTGGCCCACTTACTACTGTACAAATGGACTTGGTTGGATACACTGGTACAATCAAGGCACAATGGGCCGAAAATTATCAAAGCTCGTGGCATAATGTAACCGATTCTACCTTGTATCTAAACAAGACCGGAACAGTGCATATGAACATAGTTGGTTATTACCCTATTCTTAGACTGTGTTTTAACAACTCAGTTTATACCACAGGGCTTAACGGTCAACTTGGTAACCCAGCACAGGTATCTGCGCTAGTATCCGACGAAGGTGTTGTGGTCGGAGCTACAATAACCGGGCAAGGCAATGGTTACCTAGCACCTCCGCTGATTGAGTTTGTAGGTGACGGTGCAGGTGCAAGGGCAGAAGCATTTGTCGATGCAAACGGTGCGCTTACTAGTATCAACATTCTTGACGGCGGATCTGGATATAGACCAATCCCACCGACTGGAATCCAAGCCACAATCATTGTGTCAACTGGGCGTATTGAAAACATTCTTTATCGTTGATCTAGCGTAATAAATCTGTTATAATTAACAGATGCTAGATGTTCTAAGTTATCTTCCCGCTAAGAAAAAGCAAACACCTTCGGGGTGGCTTAGCTTCAATGCGCCATGTTGTCAGCACAACGGCGCTAATCAGGACAAGCGTGGACGAGGCGGACTTAAAGCAACTGAGCAAGGCTGGAGCTACCATTGCTTCAACTGCGGATTTACTTCTAGTTTTACATTAGGTCGTAGTGTCAGTTACAAGGCTAAGAAATTCCTAGGCTGGCTAGGTGTCTCAGAAAATGAAATCGAGCATCTTAATCTAGAAAGCCTGCGGCATAGAAGTATACATGGGTTATTAGATGATCGTACAAAGGTATTTCAAACCCTAGCAGATATCAAGTTTGAAGAGTTTGACGACTTCCCACCTTACTCCGAAGTAATTACTCCTGAGTATCCGTTGTATTGGGATTACATTCAGAAACGTCGAGTTCCTAAAGACTTTCCAGTAATGACAGCTATCAAGAATGATGGTGTTCACTGGGTCAGACCGTTTGTATTGGTGCCGTTCACATTTGAAAACACTGTGGTAGGGTGGAGTGCTAGATTTCTAGATAATAAAATACCCAAGTATATCAACCACTCACAACCTGGATATGTGTTTGGCACAGATTTGCAAAAACCAGACTGGGAGCATGTATTGGTTATGGAAGGCTTGTTTGATGCACTTAGCATCAACGGGTTAGCAGTAATGCACAACACTATTAGCGATGCACAAGCTAGATTGATTCGCAGCCTTGGAAAAGAAATTACAGTAGTGCCCGATCAAGATACCGCAGGCATTGCATTAATAGATCGTGCAGTGGAACTAGGATGGGCGGTAAGTATACCCGACTGGGGAGATGATATCAAAGATGTAAACGATGCTGTGATTGCATACGGCAAGTTAGCTACACTTATGATGATCATGCAAGCCAGAGAAACAAGCAAAATTAAGATAGAGCTAAGGAAAAAGAAACTTGTTAAAAGATTACAACACTGATGTTCAGAAGTTATTTCTAGAGATGATGCTAGAAGACGCAACTAGTTATGTGCGTGTTCAGAACATCTACAATCCAGAAAACTTTGATAGGAGCCTTAGAAAGGCAGCAGAATTTATCAAAGAACACTCTGAAAAGTACAAAACATTACCGGATCGTACTCAGATCTCGGCTGCATGTGGCGTTGCGTTACAAGCTGTGCCAGATCTAAATGAAGGACATCAAGACTGGTTCATGACCGAGTTTGAAGGCTTTACTAAACGCCAAGAACTTGAACGTGCGATTTTAAAAGCAGCCGACTTGCTGGAAAAGGGCGAGTTCGAACCAGTAGAAAAACTAATCAAAGATGCAGTACAGATTTCACTTACTAAAGACATGGGCACGGACTACTTTGCTGATCCTAGTGCTCGCATTAACAAATACTTCAACTCAGGTGGTCAAGTCTCCACAGGATGGCCACAACTAGACAGATTGTTGTATGGCGGTTTTAGTCGAGGCGAACTAAACATCTTTGCAGGTGGTTCGGGTTCAGGTAAGTCCCTGGTCATGATGAACATTGCGCTTAACTGGTTGCAACAAGGACTAAGTGGTGTTTACATTACACTGGAACTTTCAGAAGAGCTTACATCGTTACGTACTGATGCTATGTTAACAAACATGAGTACTAAAGACATTCGCAAGGACATTGATTCGACAGAACTCAAAGTCAAGATGGTTGCTAAAAAGTCCGGACAGTATCGTGTTAAAGCATTGCCAGCACAGTCAAACGTAAACGATATCCGTGCTTACTTGAAAGAAGTACAGGTACAAACAGGAATCAAAGTTGACTTTATCATGGTTGACTACTTGGACTTGGTTATGCCAGTGAGTGCTAAAGTTAGTCCCAATGACTTGTTTGTTAAGGACAAGTATGTGTCAGAAGAACTGCGTAACTTGGCCAAAGAGCTGGGTATCTTAATGGTAACTGCATCGCAGTTGAACCGAAGTGCTGTTGAAGAAATTGAATTTGATCACTCGCACATTTCCGGTGGTATTTCAAAGATTAACACAGCTGATAACGTGTTTGGTATCTTTACAAGTCGCGCTATGAAAGAGCGTGGCAAGTATCAGATCCAGTGTATGAAATCACGTAGTTCAACAGGTGTGGGGCAGAAGATTGACTTAGAGTACAACATTGAAACCATGCGCATCACTGACGAGGGCGGCGACGAGGGCGATGCATATAGTAAAAAGCCAAGTTCCAGTATCATGGACTCAATTAAAGCCAAAGCAAACTTGACTCCTGCTGATACTGATGATGGTAGCACCGCGCCGAAATGGGAACGTGCAACTGGTACACCTGCATGGGAAAAAGGCCCGCAAGAAACAAGCAAAATATCCGCTGATGTTCAAAGTGCAAAACTCAAACAGTTGCTAGGGCAGATCAAACAAAGTTAACCATAAATAATAAAAAGGTTCTGGCCGTTATGCAAAAGAAAACTCGAAGCTTATTAGAAGAGCTTGATGCTATGTACATCGAGCGTGATCAACGCCACGTTATTGAAAGTCGCGCCAGCAATGTTATTGCTAGTGCTATTCGTCTACTGGAACAAATCGATGAATCATACACTCCAGAACAGGCCGAAAATCTAAATCGTAAATTGATAAATGCAATCAAGTTACGGGATCCAGGCAAATTTACAAGAACTGTGAGAAAAACTGATGCAAATTCATGAGATGTTTCAACCAAAGCCCGTAACTGAAATGGACCTCTTTGGTCCAACGGGTATTGCTAGTGTTGGTAAACAAGTACTTAAAAATCCAAAAGCATGGGTTAACAGCAACGCCTTAGGCGCTGCAAAACAACAAGCAGCAGATCAGTACGCAAAACAGCTTGCACCACAAGTAGCTAAATTAGCTCAAGCAAATATTGCACCACTTGCAAAGCAACTAGCACAGGGTTGGCAACCGATTGGATCTCGACTGCCGCCGCCAGTTACTACACCTGCAACGCCTGCGTCAACTGCTGCAACTAAAAACTTTGGACAACAGGCACCGGGATATAAAAATATCACAACTAATGCACCGGCAGGATCTCCTGCTACGCAATACAAGTCGCCAATACAGCCTACGTCGGGCACACTTAAAACACAACCTGCCACTGTTGCAACTAAAAAACAACCAGCAATAGCCAACACACCGAAACAACCTACTGGGGTTAATCCCGATGGATCAATCACAATCGCTGGCGAAAAAGGCAAAGCTCCGGGCAAGGTACTTCCAACAGATCCAAATTACAAGGCGTTGCTAGCTGCAATACAAAAAGGTACTCCAGCAACAGTTAACGAAGATGCAGCCAGCGATTATAGATCAGCGTTTATTCAGTATGCAGACAAAGCTCTTGGCGCTCGTAGCATTTCTACTAAAGTATTGAGAAATGATCCTAGTGTTAACCAGGCATTAAATCCTATTCTTTCTCAGATTGTTGCAACACATCAAGATCCGGCCAAACAACAGCTAGCAATTGAACAGTATTTCTCTACTGTATTAACCAAGTGGAACGAGATCCTGCAAGATCCTATAAAATATAACAAGGCTTTTCCTAAACCCCCAGGATCAGGTAGCGGTGCAGGCGCATCTGCAACTAATGGAGAAGTAAGCACAACACTAAGAGATACTCTTAACCAAGCCGGGATCACACAGAGACAATTAACTCAATTAGCAGACGCAGCGATTGCTGCTAACCAAGGATCTCCTGCTATCCGAAGTACAGGCAATACTTTATGGGATAATATCCTAAAATCAGCCGGAATGAGATTATCATAATGAAACTACTAGAAGGCGGAAACGTATTTAAAGACCCACAAGGGCAACCGTTGACTCAACGAATTAATCAGGCCGATGTTCCTGCAACTATTGCCTGGGTTGAAAAAGTTCTAGGAATAAAATTCACACAAGACCGTTGGCTTGGGTCAACCGGACGTAGAGCCACATCAGGTGATCTTGATCTAGCTGTAGATACTAGCGAAGTAACCAAGGATCAGGTTGCCGCGGCGCTTACTGCGTTTATTCAACAACAAGGATTAGATCCACGGGAATGGGTAAAGAAAGCCGGCGAAGTACATCTTAAAACTCCTATTGCAGGAGACCCAAAAAAAGGGTTTGTGCAAACTGACTTTATGTTCTTCCCTAACTTGGATTGGGGTATTTTTTACTACGGCGGCGCAGAAGATTCTTCATTCAAGGGAATGAATCGAAATGTGTTAATGAGTTCTCTTGCCAAGCATCTTGGACTCAAGGTGGGCGCTAACGGTATGTTTAGTCGTGCAACTAATCAACTGGTTCCAAATGGTATGGACCCGGATTATGTTGCTAGTGTACTGCTAGGCCCAGGTCATACAAAAGACAGTTTAAAAAATGTTGAAACAATTTACTCGTCGTTGTCTAAAGATAAAGACCGTGACGCTAAACTCAAAGACTTCCGTGAGTACTTGGCCCGTGAAGGCATACAAGAGCCACAACTAAACGAAAATGATGTTTATTTCCTAGCACGTTTAAGAGATCGTATTGTAAATCAAGGCATGTATGCACTGATTGAAGATCAATCGTCAGAGCGTACATTATACGAAGCAAAGAATCCTCGTATTCCGTACATTGAAGACTTTGTATTTCAAGCAGGACTAAATGGTGCTCGTAAAGCTGTGGACATTATCAAACAAACAGCACAGGATACCAAAACACATGCTACTATTAAGTGGGATGGTTCTCCTGCTGTGATTTTCGGTCGTGATAAAGATGGTAACTTTGTGCTAACTGACAAAGCTGGTGCTACCGCAGTTGGTTACAACGGTCTAGCAACAAGTCCAGGCATGATGGACAAAATTCTAAAGCAGCGTGATGCAGCGGCAGCAAGCAAGGGCAAAGCAACAGACAGATCACAGCTGAGCAAGACTTATCAAGATATATGGCCTTACTTTGAAGCTGCTGTTCCCAAGAACTTCCGCGGCTACATGAAGGGCGACTTGTTGTATTTCCCTGAAAGTCCTTATGTGGAAGATGCAGGTAACTTGGTATTCCAACCCAACCAGCATGGCGGCATTCAGTATCGTATTCCAGTAAGCAGTCCATTGGGACAAGAAATTGCAAAAAGTAAAGTGGGCATTGCAGTACACACTTACATGGATGATCCACACGATGTAGAGCAGTTTGTTAGCAATCCACAAGCTAAACTTAAAAAAGTTCCTGGGTTAATGTTAACAGGTGCCACAGTTGATAACTTAGAAAATCTAAAACTCAACAGAAAAATCATGAGCGAGTTAAGCAGTTACACCCGTGGTGAAAATGCACAAGCATTGCAAGGGCTGTTGAATCCTGCTGAGCTTCGTTCTGCACAAATTACTGACTTGCCTGCATTGATGGAAAAGTACATTAACAGTCTTAAAGGTACAGATTACTCCGAAGCAACGCCAACCCACTTTGTTACTTGGCTGCAAACTACAGTAAACCCACGCAAATACAACAATATTGTAGAGTACTTGAACAGCCCTAGATCCAACACCCTGGGAATGAGCGTTGCATTTGCTACATGGAACAAATTACACGAACTCAAGATCGAGCTACAGCGCCAGCTAGACCAGCAGCAGCCGGGTCAAGAAGGTTGGGTGTTTAGTACCCCTGCTGGCCGTGCTAAAGTAGTCAGTAGAACATCCGGCGGCTTTGCAGACCCTACTCGTAAAGCCGGGGCTACGAGCTAATTTTTTCTCAAATGACTAAATAAAAGTAGAGTCAACGTACTCATATATTAGGAGAATTAAAAATGGCATATATCACAAGAGTTAATGGCGATGCACAACCAGTATTCGCACTAGACGTACAAAACGGTCCAGTAGCACCATCCACATCAACAGGTGGCGTTACAGGTACAGTACAACCTGCAGGTCCTAAGCTGGAGTTCTTCCGCTTGGTAGCTGCTAACAGCATGGCTACACAAAGCGGCGTAAACGAATTCGTTGCTAACGCTATCCAGGCTATTCAGCAAGTTTCTACAGTTGCTATGTATCAAGTTGATACTACAGCTTTGAGCGTTGCTGTTTACCCAGTTGGCGCATTTGCTAACACAACAGTAATGTTGAGCACTGCTAACGTTGCAGGCGAAGTTGGTACTAACCAATTCAGCTCATGCACAAACGCTGGCTTCAAGCTAACAACCTAATCGTTTAATACGTTTAGTAAACAACCCCGGATTATTCCGGGGTTTTTTATTGGCTGTTAAATAGCATGCTCATGAAAGTTCTATGCCGTACATTATTTGATATCACAGCCACTGGTGTTACTGGCCACTTCAAACCGTCACGAATCCCTTTTGCAGATGCAGCAGGTAGCATGATATATAATGAAACAGACTGGAACAGAGCACGTAATCAACAGCGCAACTGGGAAACACTAACCCAACTGCTACAATTAAGAACACAAATATTTGACTTATCTATTCCAGTTACTGTTAATGATAGCTGGCAGTTTGAGTTTTCTACAGAAATTGAAAGTTTGTTTGCTGTTGGATCTGATGAATTTGCAGTATTACATAGCGACTGTGACGGCGTTCCGATGCTAGCAGGGCTGGATGAGAAACATTTTTTAACACCATCACTGGTTACCACCGGAGCTCAGCAGAACATCTGGTTTGACATGTTGTCCATAAATAATTAACTATGGTTGATACTACTGACATCGAAAAAAAGAGTTTGGAAGCACATGTTGAATTGTGTGCCGAACGTTACAAGTTTCTAGAAGAAAAACTAGAGTCGCTTGAAGAAAAGATCACTGGTGTAGGGCTTTCAATTGCTGCACTCAAAAACACAGTGGAATCAATGGCAACAAAAAACAATGACCGGTTAATTAACTGGGGTATTGGTATTATTGTCACACTATTAGGGACATTAGGTTGGGTAATCGGACACTACATTCTAAAATGATCAAAGATCATGATTTTGAGCAACTGGTCAAGGCCGAATTTAACAATTTGTTGTCTACACTGGTTTGGAAAAATAACGACGGTACATATGAAGCATTTGGGCGCTATGTAATTGTTCCCACCAAACCTGGATACACAGTATACATTAACGACGACGAACAAGGACATTTTAACAGCACTCGAACTGCCATGTCCTGGTGCATTGCCGATAAGTATAACCAATTTAATCTAGCCAAAGAAGTGCTAACCATTGATAACATACTAGCAAATGTTACAAACGATATCTACACCAGAGTCGGGGTTGCCAACAAGTGCAAAGATGCACAGCTAAGAGAAAATATAGAAACTAAACTAGAGCCAAAAATTCTACACAAAAGAACACTTGAATATCAATTGAACAAATGTGTAAATAGGGCTAAATATCTACAGCAAAAAGGATTCGAAAATGAAACTAAAAGATTTGGCTCTGCCACAGCAAACAAAACAAACCGCTAAGGTGTTTGAGAGCTATTTTGGTCAAAATATTAATTTTGACGTTCTATCACGCCCACAAGTTCGCAACATGTTGCAACGTGTACGTGGTCTTATTAATGAACACAAACAAAACCCAGCTTTCCACCGTAGTGAACAAAACCCTGCTTACTTAAAACTAGTAATGCTAGAACAAGGGCTATCTTCTAAACTACGTGAAGAAGCAATGATGCCCGGCGCTGCTCCTGGTATGGCACCTAACGCTGCTGACCCGCAACAAAAAGCGTTGGCTTCTGCTCAGCAACAGCAAAAGAAACGTCAAATTCAAGACATGATCAAAGCCAAGCAAGAAGAACTACGTGAGTTGCAATCTCAACTTAACAGTCCTTTGGCAATGGGCGAAAGCCGTCGCAGAATTCGTGAAGCTAGTGAAGTCAACCAAGCTCAAGTTGTATTAGCAAGTAAAGACATGGTTGACCAAGTGCAAAAGATGTTGGAACAAGTTACTGCATTGCAGTTCAAAGACTTGCCAGCACTAGTTGATCAAATCAACAACGAAGTTGGACAACAACAAGGTGCTCAATTCAATAACGATGCAAGTGCTGCACTTGGCGGACTTGTACAAAATCTACAAGCATCCAAGCAACAATTGGAAGCTGCACTTGGTGTATTAACTGGTCAAGGTGCTCCAGCTGCTGATATGGGCATTGGAGACACAGGCGCCGCTGCCGCTGATCTTGGCGCTGCTGGCGCTGACTTAGAAGCTGGTGCTGATGACCTTGGCGCTGCTGAATTAGAAGCTGGTGCCGACGATCTTGAAGGTCCTGAAGCACTTGGTGGCGCAGCATTGGGTCGCGGACGTAGATAATGTTAATTCGTGAAGTTCAAGAGAACCGCGGCAATAATCAAAAACTTGCAGCGCTAGCAGACTTTTTAGTCGGTCGTGCAGACGACACTAGTGCTCGCAAGGAGATTAGTAAACAAGCATTCATTGATCTAGCTCAAAGCCTTGGTGTAAATGTAACTGAAAATAATCTCCAGGAGATTATGAATCAAGGTCCGTTACAAAGTGTACTAGAACCACTAGAACCAAATTCATCTGTTATTCGGTTCAAAGGCAATACAGAATCTGATTCTGAAATGAGCACAGACAATGCTGCTGATATTGTGGACCAAAACGCCAAAGCTGCCATGAAGCGCGGCATGAAATAACCAAAACAGTCAACTAACACTTGACTGCTGGCGTTAAGTATAGTATAATCCAATAAGGAGATAGCTATGAAATACGCAATTACAATCCTGTTATCAATTCTGACATTTAGTGCATCTGCACAACATCGTCACCACGGGCATCATCATAACAATAACAATCATTGGGGATGGGTCGCTCCTGCTCTAATTGGTGGTGCAATTGTGTATGGTGCAACACGACAGTCACCGCCTCCACCACCAGTGGTATATCCACAACCTGCACTACCCCCGGCTCCGTACGGTTACCACTATGAACAAATTTTAGACGCTAACTGTAATTGTTATCGTTGGGTATTAATACAAGGGTAAAGCATGGCATATTCAGAACAAGTAGTTGATCATTATGAGAATCCACGCAACGTTGGAAAGTTTGATAAAAACGATTCAGATGTTGGTACTGGTATGGTTGGTGCGCCTGCATGCGGAGACGTAATGCAGTTACAAATTAAAGTACATGAAGGTATCATCACCGATGCTAGATTCAAAACTTATGGCTGTGGCAGTGCAATTGCCAGTAGTTCCTTGATTACTGAAATGGTCAAAGGCATGACCCTTAGTCAAGCAGGCAGCATAAAGAATAGTGAGATTGCCGAAGAACTAGCATTACCGCCTGTTAAGATACATTGTAGCATTTTAGCCGAAGATGCTATTAAGGCAGCAGTAGAAGATTATCGCAAAAAGCATGATCTCTCTAACTGACACTGCCGCAAGAAAAATACAACAAACATTAGATCGTCGAGGACACGGTTTGGGCATAAGATTGGGCGTAAAAACTACAGGTTGCTCTGGACTTGCTTATGTGTTAGAATATGTAGATAGCACACAAGAAGGAGATCAATGTTTTGATTGTTCTGGGTGCAAGGTATTTGTTGATCCCAAGAGTTGTGTATACCTTAACAATATGACAGTTGACTATGTTCGCCAAGGCCTTAACGAAGGCTTCCAATTTAACAATCCAAATGAACGCGATCGTTGCGGTTGCGGTGAGAGTTTTAGAGTATGAAAATACAACACGCTGATGTTAGTGCGTTAGCATCTTATGCTACCCATCTTAAAAGTCTATCTGAAACAGACAGATACACTCGTTTCTGCTATAATATTAAAGACGAAGCTATTGATCAGTTTATTCTGTCAATGCTATATCATTTTGACGATCATCATTTGTTTACAGCTACACTAGGCAACGAAATTTTAGGATTTGGCCACTTAGCTCGAGAAGGTGATAATTGGGAATTAGCAGTAAGTGTAGAAGGTTTACATCAAGGCAAAGGTGTTGCTGACAAGATCATGAACTTTATGATTGACTGGGGAACAACACGCGGTGTTCACTCAGTGTTTATGCATTGCATTACACAGAATGCCAAGATACAGCATCTAGCACGTAAACACGGCTTGCGCATGGTAGAACGTGACGGCTCAGAAGTTACTAGTCGAGTTGATTTGCCACCTGCAACTCCATTAAATTATACCGCAGACTTTATTCGTGAACAAAAAGATCTACTGGATCAAATGACAGATATTCAACGCCGCATGTGGGCAAATCTAAATCCCTTAACCTACGCTAAACAACACGATATTAATTAATGATAGTTCAAAAATACAATTACGCACCCTTAAATAGAGAAACAATTGAAGGCAAGCGCCACTACTGTTTGCCTGACGGAAGTAAAGTTCCATCGGTAACAACGATTCTAGACAAAACAAAACCTGCAGAAGCTCGCGAAGCACTTGCTAACTGGAGGAAAGCGGTTGGCGAAAAACGTGCCCAGGAAATTACTACAGAAGCTGCTAATCGCGGAACACGGATGCATGCCTATTTGGAGCAGTACGTTTTAACTAGTGATCTCAAAGAGTTACCTAGCAACCCATTTGCACATCCGTCATGGTTTATGGCAGCAGAAGTTATTCTGCAAGGGCTGTGTCATGTTGATGAATACTGGGGCACAGAAGTTCCTGTGTATTATAGCGGGTTATATGCCGGTACTACAGACTGCTTGGGGGTGTGGAAGGGTAAACCTGCAATCATGGACTTTAAACAAAGTAACAAAGTCAAAAAGAAAGAGTACATCAGCGACTACTTTATTCAATTAGCTGCGTATGCAGCAGCACACAATGATACCCATGGAACAGACATTAATACCGGTGTTATTTTAATGGCTGTACAGCCTAAGCTGTTAGCAGATGGTACATATGATAAACCCCAATATTTAGAATTTGTTATCGACGGCGATGAGTTTGCATATTGGACGGATGAGTGGATGAAACGTGTGGAGCTCTACTACTTGACTAGATAAATATGTGATAGAACCCAAGGAATATCACAGTGGCAATTGTACAAATATCAAGAATTACAAACCGTAAAGGTTTACAAGAAAACTTACCGCAACTAGCCGGTGCTGAACTAGGGTGGAGTATCGATCAACGTAGGTTGTTTATCGGTAACGGCACACTCCAAGAAGGTGCCCCGATTATTGGAAATACAGAAATCTTAACTGAATTTTCTGATATTCTTAGCTTCCAAACTACCTATACATACAAAGGTCAAGCAGCCGGGTATACTGTACAAACTGGTCCGAGCCCAGGTACGCCAGTAAGTCAAAGCATGCAAAGCTGGTTAGACCAGTTTGCAACTGTTAAAGATTTCGGTGCAGTCGGAGACGGAGTTACTGACGATACTGCGGCTATTAATCGTGCGCTGTATCAGCTTTTCTGTAGAGAAGTTAATCCTCAGATTCGTAGAAGTTTATTCTTCCCTGCTGGGGTTTATCTAGTTAACGAAACAATTGTCATTCCACCGTTTGCTACGTTGTATGGCGAAGGTGCAGACAATTCTGTTATTATGCTAACTTCCGGTGACGATAGTGCATTAAGAGCCTACGTTGCAAGAACTGGTGACAGTTTGCAACAAACAGGCAACAACATTGGTAACAACGGAGCTATTACTCCTCAGTATGTAACTATTTCAAATCTAGGATTCGAGAGTGTCGATCCTGATGTGGACGTATTCCTAGTCGAAGATGCAACCGATTGCAGTTTCACTAACGTGAATTTTGTCGGACCACTAACCACAACTGATTTAACAACAAATGCCAATAATACTGCCGGTGTAAGATTTTCAAGTACATTGGCATTAGTTAGCAAGACTGTTACGTTTGACCGTTGTGTATTTTTTGGCACCACATACGGAATTAATACTGACTATCAAGTACAAGGTATTACTGTTTCAAACAGCAAGTTTGACACATTGTACCAAGGTGTAGTACTAGGAGATGTCACTCCAATCAACGGCGGCCCTACTGGGTTTAGAATTCTGCATAACTTATTTGATAATATCTATAACCAAGGTATAAAGATTGGCACAGTAAGTTTAAATAGTACCGGTTACAATATTTTCTATGATGTCGGCAACCACTTCAACGGAGTAACCAACCCTGCATCGACAATTATCGACATCGGAGATGCAAATAATATCAGTGTTGCTGATATGTTTGAGCGCGGTGATGATTACAGCAATGTCTACCGCCGTATTAATCTCAATGGTACAGCAAGCATTAGTTTTACTAACGGCAAACAAATGGCCCTGGGGTCGTACACCACAACCAGTAGCCAAAAAGTAACAATTGTCAATAACAGTGTTAATCAAGTAGCGTACACCTTATCCACGTTGGATAGTCAGGTATTTAAAGTTACTTCAAAATTGGTCCGAGGAACAACTTACAAAATTGCAACTAATACTTTTGCATCTGATGGTACCGGGGGATTATCCACTGATATTGAGTTTGTGCAAAACGCTAGTCCCGGAGTAACTTTTACATACTCACAATCAGGTGATACCATTACTGCGTATTACACTTCCACAAACACCGGGGTAGACGGCGAACTAACCTACAGCGTTGAATACTTCGAAATTTGATTTGGCTATCTACATTTTCTAAACGACTTGACGCCTGGAACTCATTGCGGGCAACTGCTAAATCGTTACCAGTTGACCAGGCTCTTGAAATAATAAATCAATGGTGGTTTACTTCACCTTGGCGTGCATACCATTTACACTGGGACGATCAGGCTGAATGGCCTGATCCCTGGGAACTTTTGAGTGATAATTTGTACTGCGATGTTGCAAGAGGACTAGGAATAGTGTATACTATAACATTGTTGAATCGTGAAGATTTAGACGATGCAGTGCTGGTTTTAACTGACGAGGCTTACAATTTAGTACAGGTCTGCAAATCTAAATATATACTGAATTGGGAACCAGAGACTATTGTAAATAACAACCTAGACTATCGCCCAAATCGAATGTTGACCCAAAGTCAACTACGAAGCAAATACAATTTATAACGAGTACAGAATGACGCAAATTACAGTAGTAAAACGAAGTGGCCGCAAAGAGCCACTGAATATCGATAAATGGCAGAATCAAGTTGCCAAGGTGTGCCAGGGAATTGCAGATGTTAGCCAAAGTATGATTGAGATCAAGGCACAGTTGCATTTTTATGACGGGATTACTACACAGGAAATCGACGGAATTACACTGCGAGCTATTGTAGACTTAATCGACGTAGAATCAAATCCAGATGTAGGACATACAAACTATCAGTATGTAGCAGGCAAACAGCGCTTGTCAATGTTGCGCAAAGATGTGTACGGTGATTACCAACCTCCTCACTTGTATGAGATTGTAAAGACAAACGTAGCTACCGGCTTGTATACTCCGGAACTGTTAGAATGGTATGACGAAGCAGACTGGAATCGCATGAACGACATGCTTGATCATGCCAAGGACGAGCAATACAGTTATGCTGCAATTGAGCAATTGATTGAAAAGTATCTTGTTAAGAATCGTTCAACAAAACAAATCTATGAAACCCCACAGATCCGATACATGGTCGCTGCGGCGACGGTATTCCACAAAGAAGAACCTAACAGCGCCCGTATGCGCTTTATCAAAGAATACTATAATGCTGCCAGTGATGGTCTTTTCACTCTTGCTACTCCTGTGCTGGCTGGGCTTGGCACTCCAACTAAACAGTTTTCTAGTTGCGTTCTTATCCGTAGTGATGACGACCTTGATAGCATTTTCGCTAGTGGTGAGATGATGGCCAAGTATGCTAGCAAACGTGCTGGCATTGGCTTGGAGATTGGTCGTCTACGTTCATTAGGCTCCCCTATCCGTGGTGGTGAGATTCAACACACAGGTATGATTCCCTTCTTGAAGAAGTGGTTCGGTGACCTGCGCTCATGTTCACAAGGTGGTATCCGTAATGCAAGTGCAACTGTTTTCTATCCCATCTGGCATCTTCAATTCGATGACCTTATTGTTCTCAAGAACAATCAAGGAACCGAAGAAACCCGTGTCCGACACATGGACTACGGGGTGGTGCTTTCTGCTTTTTTCTGGCGTAGATTTAAACACAAACAAGACATCACGTTCTTTGACCCTAACGAGGTGCCGGATCTATACGAGGCCTTTTATCGGGACACTGAACTTTTTGAAAAGCTATATGTGGCTTATGAGAAACGAACTGATTTGCGCAAGAAGACTATGTCTGCGGAAGAAGTCTTCAAGGGAGGCATTCTTAAAGAGCGAACTGACACTGGTCGCATATATCTAGTGTTCATTGACAACGTGATGAACCAAGGACCATTTGATCCTGAATATCATGCCATTTACCAGAGTAACCTTTGCTGTGAAATTCTATTACCTACTAAGTCTTTTAAGCGCCTCGATGATGACAATGGTCGTATCGCTCTATGTACTCTGGGATCTATTAACTGGGGTGCGTTCCGTAACCCTGAAGATATGCGCCGTGCTTGCCGTATACTTCACCGTAGTCTCAACAACATTTTGGATTATCAAGATTTTCTCTCTATCCAATCTAAACTAAGCAACGACGAGATTCGTCCTCTAGGTATCGGTATTACTAACTTGGCATACTGGCACGCCAAACGAAGTATGAAGTATGGCGAAGCTGATGCGTTAGGAGAAGTTAAGACATGGATGGAGCATCAGTCATTCTATCTAACCGAGGCAAGTGTTGAGCTTGCTAAAGAGCGTGGCAAGTGCTTGGGTTCAGATCAAACACGTTACGGCAAAGGTGTGTTCCCATGGGAACTACGTGCCAACGGTGTTAATGAACTTGCAGACTTTACTCCAGAGCTAGACTGGGAAACACTGCGTACTAACATGAAGCAGTACGGTGTGCGTAATGCTACCAATATGGCTGTTGCCCCTGTTGAAAGTTCCAGTGTTGTTATTAATAGCACCAATGGTATTGAAATGCCTATGTCACTTATTTCAGTTAAGGAAAGCAAAGCAGGTTCCCTTACACAAGTTGTGCCAGAGTATCACAAACTCAAGAACAAGTATCAGTTAATGTGGGCACAAAAAGACTGTGACGGTTACTTGAAGACAGCGGCTGTTATTGCAGCCTATGTTGATCAGAGTATTAGTACTAACACATTCTACAACCCTGCACACTTTGAAGGTCGTAAAGTTCCTACAACACTGATTGCTAAGAACTTGATGCAAGCTCACATGTGGGGATTAAAAACATTCTACTATAGCCTAATTAACAAAGCAGGCAGCAAACAAAAGGATGATGCATTAGTTGATTTGCCGCACAATATTGAGCTAATTGACGAAGACGATTGCGAAGCATGTAAATTGTGAGTAAATACATAGATTATAACAAAGGAGCATAACATGCCAACAATTAAAAAATTCAACTACACTTGGGCAGACGGAGTTACACCAGTAAACTTTATGGCGTGGATCAATGAGTTATCGCCAGCAGAACGCCTGGAGTTTGACTTAGCTGATGCAAGACAAAATGAAATTCGTCAACAACATCAAGCCCAAGGAAATCTAGTAGTCAACGATTCGATTGAGTCTCCACAACATGTGTGGCAAGATGAACAGTTAGCAAAAGATGGAAACAAAAGTGATCCAGTGTGGACTAGATATTTTGACCGTTACCTTGCTGAAACAAACACTACATTTACAATTACATACGAGGAACAATAATGAGCTACGCTCAGTACGATTTAAAAACTAAAACAGATTATCTCAATCGCAAGATGTTTCTTGACCCAGCGGGTCCGGTTACTATTCAACGATTTGAAGAAGTCAAGTATAATAAACTTGCTAAGTTTGAACAAGAAGCCCGAGGGTTCTTTTGGGTCCCGGAAGAAATCTCGTTAACCAAAGATTCTCAGGACTTTAAAGAAGCTAGCGATACAGTTAAGCATATCTTTACTAGTAACCTGTTACGTCAAACTGCTCTGGATAGTTTACAAGGTCGTGGGCCAACTCAAGTGTTCACCCCAGTGTGTTCGTTGCCCGAACTTGAAGCGCTGATGTACAACTGGGGATTCTTTGAAACTAACATTCATAGTCGCAGTTACTCGCACATCATTCGTAACATCTACAACGTGCCAAAGGAAGTGTTTAACACAATCCACAGCACCAAAGAAATTGTGGACATGGCATCGAGTGTAGGCAACTACTATGACAAGTTGCATGTGATTAACTGTCGCAAAGAGCTAGGCGAAGTAGTTCCTGAAAAAGAATACATTAACGCAATCTACATGGCACTTCATGCTAGCTACGCACTAGAAGCATTCCGCTTCATGGTTAGCTTTGCTACAAGTCTTGCCATGGTTGAGAACAGAATCTTTATTGGTAACGGAAACATTATCCAATTGATTCTTCAAGATGAAATCCTACACAAAGAATGGACTGCTTGGATTATCAATCAAGTGGTCAAAGAAGATCCTCGCTTTGCTCAAGCCAAGATTGATTGTGAAGCAGAAGTATATCAGTTATACCTTGATGTTATTCGTGAAGAAAAAGAGTGGGCAGATTACTTGTTCAAGCACGGCCCTGTGATTGGATTAAATGCAAACATTCTGAGAGACTTTGTGGACTTTACTGCAAAGAACGCACTGCACGAGATTGGCATCAAGTACAATCAACCGTCACCTAAGAGTACACCTATTCCATGGTTTAACAAACATGTGAATACATCAAACAAACAAACAGCACTTCAAGAAAACGAATCAACTAATTATGTTATCGGCGTAATGTCTGACACTGTTGATTACGAAGCGTTACCAACACTATAAAATATCAAGGAGAATGAAAATGAAAGCGACTGTATGGTCAAAGTATCACTGCCCTTATTGCGATCAAGCAAAGGCACTATTAAAATCAAAAGACATTTCTTTTGAAGAAAAGAAAATTGGTGACGGATACACCAAGGAAGAATTATTAGAAGCAGTACCAACTGCCAGAACCGTGCCGCAAATTTTTATCGACGATAAGTTGATTGGCGGCTTTACTGAACTCAAACAATTTTTACAGGATCAAAATGCTAATTAATCGAGGCGTAACACCAGGTGAAGTAATCACTATCAAATTATCTTCAGGTGAAGAGCTAGTTGCTAGACTAGACGAAGAGACTGCTACACACTACAATTTAACAAAGCCAATGGTAATTGCAGCTGGACCAAATGGTCTAGGACTATTACCATATATGTTTACTATTTCCAAGGACCAATCAATTAGTCTAAGTAAAACCAATGTAAATGTTATGGTGTCCACTGATAAGGTATTTGCTGATCAGTATCTCGAAAGCACTACTAGCATTCGAATGGCATAAAAATAACGGATAAATATTCTATGGCGCATAAGTTTGTAGTTTTAAAAGATGATGTTTTATTAACATTTACTGATTACGATCTTATCCCTGCAGAATTCGATCACTTGATCGAGTTTATACCCGAAATTCCGCCACCTCCCCACACTGATCAAGATCATGATGAGATTGATGCGTGGGTAGGAAAGTTTGATAGATTAATGGAGATAGAAAATGCCCGCAGCAGCTCGGAAAGGTGATTGGTGTATTCCTCACTGTAGTCCGTATACTACTTCTAGAGGATCAAACAATGTGTTTATAAACGGTAAGCCAGCAAATCGTGTTGGCGATTCAGTGCAAATACATTTGTTTAAAGTTGGTAGCTACTGCATACCACATGCGCCTCCGATTAAATCAGGTGCCGAGACAGTGTTTATTAACGGACGTCCAGCAGCATTTGTTGGCAGCAAAACATGCACGGCAATTGCAACAGGTAGTCGAGATGTGTTTATTTCCGGCGCCAAGAAAAAACCACCACAACCACCGATTGTGGTGTCAACATAACATTAAGGTTATTTAAATGCCAAGCTCGTTACAATTGATTGCTGGTGCCGGTATACTAGGCAATGTAGGCGGTGTTACAATATTAGCAAACACCAGTGTAGTATCAGCGATTGGCAATTACTATGCTGTTCCAGCAATTGCACAATATTCGAATGTAGTGTTAAGTGGCAACGCAGTACTAGCAAATACTGTAGTTTCATCCTTGTTAACATTAGGGAATACATCATTCCCGGCAGTTACTGATACTACACCCGACGCATTTTCTTCCGGTATCGGAGTGTTGCCTCTTACAGGATTTGCTGGAGTAATTTCTACGCAAATTAATAACATCATGGGCAATGGAGATCTAGGAAAGTTTGAGCAACTACTCAGTGGAGCATCTGGATACGCTGACCAGATCAACGGCTTGATCAATAGTTCAATCAATGCAAACACTTTACCAGCTAACCAAACATTCCAATCTCAAGACAGCGTCATAACAGGCGGCCTAAGTCAAATTACTCAGGCGTTTGGAGCGTTTGGAAATGATTTAGGTCGATTAGGCCTGGTGTTAGACTTAGATAATTTGCCAAACATCGGTAGCCCTCAGGCATTACTAAATCGATTAACAACATTAAGCGCATTGCCCGCTTCTGTGTATACTGTATTATTAAACGCCGGTGTATCGTCAACATCACTTGGTGACTTGCCTGACGCCAGTATGACTGACGCAGAACAAAAACTAGCATACGAAGGAATGACTAAAGTAACTGGAGCTACTCTAGCTCAAGTACTATCTATTTTTCGAGTAACCACTGCTGGAATCACAACCATGGCAGATTTGCTAAATCCAGTAAAATTATTCCCTAGTAGTTTTAATACACTTACTGCGCCTACTAGTAACGGCTTACGTGCAATCTATATTGACAGCACTGGTGCAGTGAATAGTAATTTACTTACTATGTTGCCTTCGGCTGTTCTTGCGCCGTTGCTTGGAAACCAAACAGCTCAAAGTACCTATGCACAGTTAAAGAAAATAATTCCCGAGGATCAAGCACTAGCAAACAAGGCGTTGCAAGCTGGCCTTGAACAAGTTAAAGCAGTATTCAATGTTTCTCTTCCGGACCTAGGAGCAGCGGCTCGTCGCCTTGAATCAACAAAAGGGCTTAACCTTGTTACTAATATAGGTACTGTACTGCCTTCAGCAGTTACTGATTTTTATCGTCAGACATTGGGCACTGGCACAGGTAACAGTGGCAGAATTTTATTGTCGAATATAATTGGATCTGCAGCCGGTTGGGTGATTACTGGAAATATAGCAACTACTACTGCAACACTAACCTCCTTAACAAATTCAGGAGCGTTGTCGACGCTTACGAGTTCTTCAGATGGTGTGTATACAGTAATGCAAAATACCATTGACGGTCAGTATAATGTCGAGGTTGGAGTTGAAATTCCGTCAGGTTTGCCCGGTGCCGGTACCTATGCAAATATTGATACTGCATTTACTAATGGACTAATCCCTGCTGCTAATGTGTTGATTACTAACATTGTATCTAACAACTCCACTGATGTAG